GTTTTTTTCATATCAGAGCTAAAACGTCCTCATCATCCATTTCTATGTGTTCGTTGTAAATCCTGTTTACCCGATCTAGATCAGCCAACATTGCATCGTAATCAATGACCGCTGGCGCTTGCGCTGTAGCCTCAATGACAAACGGCTCTGCAATTTCCTCTGCAATCCTTGGCTTACCCTCAACTATTTGCTCAAATAACGCTAAAACTTCATCTCGCCTTGCTTTTGCCTTGTCAGCCTCTTGCTTACGGTAGGCATCTTCCTCTTTTTTGCGTTTACCACCATCGTGGGTGTCAATGTCAATTAGGACGGGTACATAATCCCATGTCGCATCGTCCCACGTTCCGGTATCCCAATAACCGTTCATGCAAGCTCGACCCCTGCGGCTCTCCCATCAGCGCCACGGACAATCTTCTTAGGTGCGGCAATGATTGTCATTACACCGTTGATTTTATCCATTGCTGTGTTGTGCATATTGTTCATGTTGTCGTGCATCTGAATCATGCGGCTCATGGCTTGCGTCACGTTGTCACCCAGTTCTGCGGCAATCTTGGTGCTTGCAGCTTCTTGAGCCTCAAGTAACGGCAAGTCTAAGCCTGGGTTCGCCCCAATCCGTGCCACCATGATCTTGGTTGCAGACTCTAGCTCTGACTTCCACTTTTCCAACTGTTCGGCAGCTTGCAACTTGGCTTGTTCCATTGCCTGCGTGTATTGCTGCTTTTGCGCCTCAAGTTGTGATTCAGCTTGCAGCTTCATTTGTGCCATTTGCACATCTGCCTGCGCTTTAGCTTGGGCAACTTGTATATCGGCTTGCGCCCTCAACTGGTCTGCCTGCGCTGTGGCTTGCATCTTCATCTGCTCAGATTGTGCTTGAGCCTGCATCTTCATTTGCTCAAACTGTTGCTCTGCTTGCATCTTGACCACTTCAGGGTTTGGCGGTGGTGGCTGCTGAGCCATTTGTTGCTGTTTCATCTGCAACTCTTGCATAGCCGTGTCAATCGTACCTTCAATCGGTGCGGCTTTCTTGTATGCACCAACGCCAAACTTGACTAATTCAATCAACATTGGCACGAGTTCTGGTGCTTGCTGACCTAACGGCAGCGCTTGCGTTAAAAATCCACCCATTGCTTGTAAAAACTCTGTGCGCTCACGTTTGTTCTGATTTTCGTCAATCTGCACCAGACTATCGGAATCAACCTGAATACGGAACGAACGCAAAGGCTTGTCTTGCAGCAACATCAAAGCCTGTGGAATCAGCGCCTGATCTGCGGGTTGCATGGCGCTTGCCGCTGCGTACTGGAGGATCGTAGACGGTTGAAACTTAGTGCAGATAACTTGTGCCTTTAACTGAAATAACTCGCTTGCGAACAAGGCAACATCTTCCTGCATTGAACGCAGGCGCAATCCTGCGTACTGACCCTTAATCTGTTGTGCCGTAGCGGTTTCAGAGGCTGCGCCTTGTCCCCGAATAATGTCGCTAATACCTGTGATTTCATAGATTTGGGCTTTGATTTCATTCATCGCTCGATAACATTGCATAAGCGTTGCCGCCATGACATCAATTGGCAACAGGTCAATCGAGCCTTTTAATCCACCCTTTTCAGAGAACGCCATCCACTTATCGACTGGGATAAGTGTGTTGTTATCGCCCTCAGTCAAAAGACGCTGTAAGGTAGGTTGTGATGCGTCGTAGACCCCACGCACCCGCAACGCCTTAACCAACCCGTCAATGCGGTCGGTCAAAATGTCTAGGTCTGTCGCTTGATCTTGATACAACACAAAGTCAGGCACAGGCACAAGCGTGTCGCTCGTCATCGTGGCGTACAAAGGTTTGGCACACGGAAAGAAGTTCTCAAGTTCTAGCGGATCTTCACGTTCGTCAAGAATGTCTGGGCAACTCTTGCTTATCCAATACACCTTGCCGCTTTCTTTGTCCCACAACTCGCAAATCTTGGCTCGGGTGAAATCTTTATTTTGTGTTGAATACTGTTTATTGGTTTCCGGCCCTGCATCCAAGGGAATCTTTTTAGCCTCATCTTCGCCAAACCGTTCGGCAAGGCTTTCTTTCGTCATGTAGACCCAGCGCCAAACGGAAGTGACTTCCTCCCAAGTTCGGGCTACTGAGTGTCCAAAGTCCTTCCAATGCACATAGTCGGTAGGCGCACACTCGTACTCAATCTCCTCTTGCGGCTCGACTTCCTCACCCAAGCCGCCATCCATTGTCATCGCAGTCTTGACTTGTTGACCACCACGCTCGTCCGGCTCGTCAACGTCCTCAGTCACCTGAAACCCGTCTTCTGGTTCATCTTGCGCCCGAACGTGCGGCTCGTAGCGCACCCAAGCAACACCTCGACCACCTAAGAATCTATCCTCGACTGCGTGTTTCATCGTTGATCTGAAATCGGTGTAATGTTCGATCTCAAAGTCCAACGCACGTTCAATTAGCTGCGAGGCTACACGGGCAACTGGATCGTTATCCCCAAAGCGTCGAGATACGTCAGCCTTTGGCAATCTGGCATAAACAGCAGGGATCAGCGTTGAGACGTTTGACCAAAGAATGTTGAATTTAGCGGTTTCGTTAGTGTTCGCATTGCGGTTGTCATCACGATAACGCTTAACAATCTTTGTAGTGCGAGCTTCCCATTTTTTAAATTCATTGTCGTATTGACTGATTACATTCAGCCATTTTTGAACGCCAGTCAATGCTTCCATTTACATTCTCGCAAAAATTACGTCACGGTTAACCCGCCCGACAATCTCGTAGCCCCAATCTTGGAGTAGGTTGATTGTGTCCTCGTCGCTGTACCCGTACCGACTGCCCAAGCCTTTCAGCTCTAGCGTGATAACTGGGTGTGTCTTTTTGATTGTGCGTTCTGCGCCTAGTAAAGCTAGATGCTCGTAACCTTCAATGTCTAATTGAATGAAATCGCAGTTATCTACGCAAAATGAGTCAATGGTTAACACCCGAACGTCATTACCCGCCTTCAACTGGTGCGCCCCAATGTTCTCAGGGTAAACGTGGTCAACAGACGCTGTGCCTTGTTTCTCACCAAATGCTGCCCAATGATGCTCGATGTTAGCGTGGCCTGCGACATTCAGTAGTAACGCCTGATAATTAACGAGATCAGGCTCGACTGTAATGACACGCTCAAATTGCCCTGCCATCGTTGCGGGATATACGCCGATATTGCCACCAGCCTGAATGACGGTACGAAACTGGTTCATGTGGGTATAGCTGACATTCAAGTCTGGTAGCTCGACCAAGAGTGCGTTTATGCAGCACTCGTCTATATCGGGAACTTGCCAGCCTTCAACCAATTTCATACGGTATCCTTGTTTGTTCCCACGGACGAGGCTTGCCGTGGAATATCACCACCTTGGCATCGTCTAACCCTTTCGGTAATACGTCAGCCTTAAAACTCACAATTCCGTCCGTAATGTCCTGCCAATACGTTACTTTGTCTTTCATGTGGTGTTCGATATAAGCCTGATCGCCACCAGCTGCGTACATCTGTAAATCTGCAAACTTATCGTATAAATCTACGGGTTTACTCCAATACATCATGCTCGATTGCATCGCTTTCGGGTTGTACTGACCCCGATAAACGTCACGCATAATCACAAAGTCATGCTGCTTTGCCGCCTCGATCATCGCCGTACAGTCACCAGTCAGCACAGTATCTAGGTCAAAGTACAGCGCACTTGGTAGCCTAAACAACTCCATCTTTGCCCACCAACCAACCCAATCATGCAACAAAGGGATAGTTTTGCACTCTAGCTCAACGTCTGACAGACACACAAACTCATGCGGTGGCAGATACTTAGCGCACATCTTTTGCAACGCATAAACGTGTTCAGGCTTGAAATCACCACCTGACCGCAATACGCTTGCTACGATCATGCGCTAAAAATGCCAATGGCTAACACTTCTACGCCTGCGCCAGTTGTGATCTTCCACGCACCGTTGCGAGAAATAGCGTTAATTTCAATGTTGTATTGACCAATGCCGCCACCTGGTGATGCTGGCAAAATTGTATGCGAGAACCCTGTTCCATCTAGCAAGATGACGTTACCTGTGGCAGCTGTGCTGACGGT